TTGTCCTTTATGACTTCGGGTTATTTGGGTAAATAATTGGGGAAATTGGATTTTATAAATCCATATAGTTTTTTGGAGTATTCCTCATTGTGTTTGGCGGTCGCGTGTTTACCATCCACGGAAAACTCCCTGAAGTCTCCATAGTCACCATCGAACCTATTTTTATCGGAATACTCACCATCCATAAGGAAGCTTCCGTTCCATATATATGGAATATTTCTATTCTCTAAAAAGTTAGTGATGAGTAAATGATTTTTATACCATCCGATTAAATCATTCTCATCGTGAGTAATTCTAGCAATTGATTTATACTCTTCTTTACCTTCAGGGTCCTCCTTAAAGTATCCCCAAGGTGTCATATGAAATGGTTCCAAATCACCATTGTATTTGTAGTATTCCTTACGAGAGGGGTAGGTGTACATAATGTTGACCAAGTTTGGTCTAATCTTCTGTGTTAGGGTAACAATAGTCCTAGCAATGTAGTCATTACTCCTTCCACCGAAACCTAAATTTAAATCCACACCATTTTCAATTTGTCTTGAGAAATAATGTGGCCAGGTTTGGTTGTCACTAACTCCAACTCCCTCAGTATGTGAACAACCCACGGACATAATTCTAAACCCATCCTTGTATAGTGAGTCACCTCTGAAACCCATCTCATTGTATGTGTACGTATTTGTTTTTGATGTGTCGGAACCAGAAATATCAAACGTTCTATTTCTGCGTTCATCCAATCTCCAAGAATGGTTACCAACCTCAAACCCCGAACTAGTCCAAAACCTCATTGATTTCATATTAAATTACCTTTTGAATTAATATTTATTTCATTATTAATTAATTTTTCATAAAATGTGTTTTGGGTATCAACCTTATCAAGTAACCATTCGATTTCTTTTGGGTACATTTCAGTTAACATTTTAAATAATTTATCTTTTGTCCACCATTTTTCGTATTTTTTGAAGTGGTATTCATCAGGAACATATTCGATATTATGTCCTAATTTTTTTAACAGTTCAGTTAAATTTTCCAATTTAACCACCTCAATATCTTTGCCATATTTGTTTCTATAATAATAAAGATATTCATAAAAAGGAACACACCAATGAGTTGCACCATCAACACTAATAAAGTCATTTAGTTGGTGGTAAAAATCATCTCGTCTACCAAATTCATTTATAAATCCAACTGTTTCAGTATGTAACGCGGTTATTAAATGACTCATCGGTTCCCTTATTACAATATATTTTACCTTCGGAAATTTAAGGTATTGATAATGTATATATTCAGTTCTTTCGGATTCCCAAACTTTGTCCAAATACCTACTACCACATTTTACAGGTGCCATTATTATGTTATTATAAATTTTAATAACCATTATAGTATATTTGTTTTGTGTATAAATTTATATTGTTGGTTTAGGGTTAAATGAGGGTTTTAGTGGTTTTTTCTCTTCCTTTAATTCTACTTTCAATTAACATATCAAGCATCGAGTTTTCTTTATGTAATCTTTCCATAAAAATGTTATGACATTCGTCCACCCAATCTTGACATAGTTTTAAATTGTTATCAAAATCCAATAAAAATTCCTTAATAAAATCAACAAAGAAATCTACATTCCCTTGGTATTTTTTTGATTGTTCGTAAAATGGGTGTTTTCTAACTTTAATTAATTTATCTAAACAATCATATGGATACGAATGAGTACAAACAAATGGAACCTTTGCAAGTATTAGACCAATTGTCTTTTCACTTAAGTACTGACTTGTAAAATCTGCAGTGTTATCGGACCAAGATTCATCACATATTTGTAACTTATACATCGGTAATATTCTAAGAAAGAAATCAAATCCTATCGTTAGGTTTTGTTGAGTTCTTATATTTTGAAAATCGATTTCAGAATCTATATCATTAAAATAAGCACCATCAATTTTTTGATAATAGGTTAACGAAATATCTTCATTTATTGAATTGGTTTGTGAAACAAACACATCATCAATTTTTAATAGTTTTTCTGCTAGTCGGATTCGATATGGTTTGTGTCTTCTAACCGAATAACCTATTTTATATTTTGGGTTAATGACTTCGGATATATTTTTATAATCATAAAACCACCTAATACCCACCATCTCATTCCACTGAAAAATTATATTGGTGAATGGATAGTGTAGGTTTGTGTATTCCTTTTCCACCGAATCATTAATAAAAACATTATCAGTTAATATTTGGTGGTTACCCAATTTTAAAATTTCCAACTCTGCTTCTGCTATTTGTTCAGTACCTCCTAGTTTAACTTTTGTTGAGTCTTTTTTGATAAATAACTTCTCGGTTCTAAAAATACTAACTATCCAATCTTTCTTATCACCAATCAACTCGACAATTCTCTCCATAATTGCGAAACATTCAGAACCTCTTTCTTGTGTACCATCGAAGTTTTTATCTTGCCCTCTTTGTCTAAGTGCTCCAAAAAAATCGATTATATGAATTCCCTCTTCGTCATTTATTTCAGGATTAAAAATTACTTGCCAATCTATTCCTTTATATTTAAAAGTTACATCTCTTATTGCACCAAACTCATTATCTATTTCAATAATTTCTTTCTCTTTAACATTATGAAAAAGTTTTTGAAAAAGTAAGTCATTATAATAATGGTGAACATATAAAACCATAATCAAATTAATTTATTTTTATCTCTCTTACCTTTTCTCAATCTACCCATACCATTTGAATCAAAAATGTCTTCATAGTATGTAATTGGTATGTTGAGGTTTATGGACAACTCGTTGATATCTTTATTCCATTTTATTATATCATTATAACACATTTCGAAAATGTCTGAAGGCACATCTTCATATAGATATGGATTGTTTGAGTTATAACTTCTTGTTTTTGAATAGTATGTTTGAAACGCGTGAGATTCTACACATTCCGTAATGTTTCTTCTGGTTAATAATATAACCTCATCAAACTCTTGACTTAATTCTAAATTGTTGGGGTGGTGGCAAATAATTGTTTTTACAACTACATCTTTTTCTTTATTGTATATAACTCTACCTGTCCCATCGAATGGTTCAAACAATGGTTTAAATCCTTTTTCTTTGGATATTTTATTCAACATCGATGTTGAACCGGTTCTTGGTAGTGCAATTATCAACACACTCATAATAATGTTTTATTAACTTTAACTCTTGGGTATTCGAAATCAGTTTCAGTCATCCAAATGTTTAGTGCATATCTATTACCCTTTGTAACCGGTAACACTCCGTGATATGTTTCACAACCATTAAATGAAATACTATCACCTAATTTTAAATCATATAACGTGAGACCATCCAATGTTTCAAAATGATATGGCGGATTATCTTCATCGGTTAATACAAATTGACCACCTTCATAATCATCAGAAAGAACAATAACGGTAGTTAACTCACTTGACTTGTCTTTATGTAAATTAAGATACCTGCCATCATAGTACGATGTCAAACTAATATTAAAATTCTTTAGGTTGAAAGTGGAATAATCAAACCATAATTTAAAATCTCCGTTTTTGTAATTGGTTGTTAATAAATCAATAATTCTTTCTTTAAAATTAGAATCATAAATTCTTCTACAATCCCACACTTCGGTTGGTTTATATGAAAAGGGTTCACCGAATTCAAGACAAAAATCAATTATATCTTTAGCGGTTTCTCTATCACAAAAATTATTGTTTATGTTATAATTCATAATAGATATGAATTTTTCTTTTTATTATGGATTAGTAAGTTGTTGTCATTTATGAATTTATACAATTCATCCGCAATTAATTTATACCCATTACTGTTTGGGTGTTTACCTGCGGTGTTTTCGGTCCATTGATTTTCATCTTCCCATACGTCCTTTCTTTTTGTTCCGATTAATAAATCTGCCATTGTTTTGTTTTTATACCCCCAATAATGAGATTCGTCAATCAAATTTGTTTTGTTTATATTATCAATAATATCATTATTAATCATAGTATCAAACGCATCACAAAAAACATATCTTATACCCATCTGTTTGAACATAAATTGTAAATAAAGGACGTAGTTTTGATTTACAATATCGTAATAGGTATCGGTGTATAGATTGGTAATGAAATAATCCCTATAGTCCTTTTCAAACCTACTGAAGTTTGATAGATTTCCTTTACCTCCTCCGAAAATGTGTTTGAATAAATGGTTTTTACTTTTGTATCGTTTGCCCCAAATAAAAAAATCATCTTCATTAGGAAAGAAAGGTAACGAATCTCTCAAAGATGAGGACCACATAATAACAACAAAATCATCTTGAGTGATGATTTCGTTTTTTAAATTATGATGTATTGTGTTAAAAATTGCATTGTTGGAAAAACCCCCAACTCCGTCATTTTTAAATTCACAATTAAGTAAATCTGATAGGTGTTTCGGCCAACAATATTTGTGTCTTATAATTGTTCTTTCTTCCGGTATGTCAGTCTTCTCCTCCTCACTAATGTTACCACCAACTCCTTCAGTCCAACTATCTCCATATGTGAACAATTTCATACATTAACTCAAATGTTTTTCTTTAATCTTATTCACAACTTCTTGAAATGCGGTTGCTACTTTAGTTTTTAAATCACTTGATAATGGTGCAACAATTGCTTTGATTGTTTGTGCCGGTCTTTCTACTCTTTCTTTTACTGCCATATTACATTTATTTTATTTTAAATCTTAGTTGGTGGTGCACTTGAACAACCAGGACAGTACCAACTATTACAATAGTGTCCGCAGTAGTTCCAAGGACACCAACAGGCGTTGTGCATTACACTGAAATCACCATCACCAATATCAACTAAGAACAAATCCGAAGATTCAAAGTCCAAACTGTAAATGGTTTTTTGTGCGTGTTCCATTTCCAATCCTGTAATCTCTACAGTTGTTAATAGATTGGTATTAGCGTCAGTGATTACCAATTTGTCACCAACGTACATTTTATTAACCTTCTCAAATCTTGTTGCAGTTGAACCCGATTCTTCAATATAATAAGTTGCTGACGGTGCATCGGTCCAAGTTCTACCGTCTGATAGTGTTATTCTAATATAAATTGTATCAACAGCGGCGGATACCATCATATTTAACGTGGTTCCAGTTTGAATTAATGTCGAGTTGTCTTGAGCCACTGTACTATCCCAACCAAATGTTTCAATTTTGGTTTGTTCAAATTTAGCTGCGTGGTTATCGTTTAAATCCACGTAGTCAATTGAACGAACATAATCACCCAATTGTATTGTATCAACATCTAATAACGTTCCATCATATTTTAAGATTACACTATCATCATCGGTGTGGTAATCATTCTTTGCGTAGTTACCTAATTCTTTAGTAATGTATTTGTATCTACTTTTCTGATTTAACTTGTTGGTTCCTGTAACAAATTCATCGTCCGCAAATGTCAACGGTAAAATCGTTGACTGTGTGTATCCACCCATATGGATTACATCCAAATCGGAACCATAGATGATGTCAATACTTCTAATAATTGAATAACGACCTTCAACTAAGTTATCCTCCGAAAATATAAATTCCTGTACTAAGTGATTTGCCGGTACATCATTTTTTAATGCGGTTAATTCGGTTTCATCGGAAACTCTATAAAGTGCGGGATATTCTAAAGGATTATAAAGTGGATTTCTTGGTTTTACTAATGTATTTGGATTAGTTGTTGTTTCATAATCTACATCACTTAATGTGTCCAAATTTAAAGAATCGGAAGTAAAATATGTCTTCGGTACGTATGTCGTTCCACTCATTAACACAAAAAATTCAAACTTATCCGCACAGTAGGTTTCGTCAACTAATGCGGTGGTATCAAATGATTGTCTTAATATGAATTTATTTGCAGAATCTTCAATATATGGAACAGTAACAGAATTTAACGGTACCATATAGTCTGTGAAAGATATGTTATTTTCTAAACATTTCTCCTCTAATATTCTCTTGAACCTATATTGTTCAACTAATGGTTTGTATGCGTCCCCCTCAGTCCAAATAAAATGAAATTCAGTAATGTTGTTACTGACTAACATCGTGAATAAAGAAGTGTAGTCTAATAAATCAGCACCCTCATTATATATTGTGGTATTGGTGTTTATTTCTAAAAATTTCACCGATTCACCTGATTGTAGTAAATCACTACCTATTATAGTTGCTTTCATAATTTTTTTTTCCTAACAATAAATATATCTATAAAATTATTAGTAGAAAAGGATATTTATAATGTTTATTTTTTATTATATATGTATATATTAAATTAAAGTACTATTTTTCTTTCTCACAATAGGTGTTATATATTCTGAATCCACCTCCCCCCAATAACCTTTGGTGCAAGGATTAAAATTCTTTGAGAAGACTTTTTTATTTATCGGACACCCACAGTCACCACAATAAGCAGACCATTTTACACCTTTCAAAACTTCTTTCCTATATTCACAACCCAAACAAACATTTAATCTTTTTTCAGCTAATTCCTCTTCTATCGGGGTTGGGTTGAATGATGTTTTCCAAGCTTCAAAAATTTCTTTATAGTCTATCATATTAATGTCTTGATTAATTTTGGTAGGTCGTAATAATCATAAATACTATTGTATTTTTTTATAAAATCATCATCCAAAGTCGCAACGCATTTCATATGTTTACTTGAATTAACTGAATGAAGTTCAAATGGTTTTTCTAAAATATTCGATACCCATTCCTCTAACTTATCTAATTCGTCAAAATCAAACCAAATTATTGTTTGGTCGTTATTTGTCCAATTTGATATGGGGGTTAATAGAATGTCAATCATATTAACAGCATATCCCTTGGTATTGGATTTAAAATATTCTTCTTCCGATTTTTTAAATTTTGATGTTACTGAGATATCTATTTTTTCATCAATCAATTTCAAATCCATTAGAAATTCACAAATTTTATCCCATCTTTGTTTTTTAGTGGCGACATCTTCTTTTGTGAAAAAGAATAATTCATCCAATGATAGTTTGGAGAACTTTTTATGAATCTTACTAAATCCCATCCTTTTTAAATCATATAGGACGTGTTTATATAATGAATAAAATCTTTCGTGTCTTTGTCTTTTAACCGCAATAATCGGGTAGTTTCTACCGAATTTACTCTGTAAATCAATTAAAGATTCGTGTCCGTGATAGATATAGTTCATCAAATCTTTTTTGTCTACCGATTTAAAATCGATATCTGAATTTGCTAACTCCCACTCACCATTGTGTGTTTGAACATTAACATCGTTAACCAAACAAGAATAATGGAAGGAGGTTGATGCACATCTTGGTAAACTCAAATAAAAAAACTTATTTTCAACTAACATTATATTAGGGATTTTTTAATTACTTTCGAGGGCCATACGTTTATGGAATATCTAATTCCACTTGTTATTTCTTTTACTGAATGTACAATGTTTGAATCAAAAATGAATACACTACCTTCTTTTTTAGGTACTGAATGTTCGATTTCATTTACAATATACTTTACATCACCATCCTCGTATTGGTCGTTTAATTGAATAATATAGGTTATTGTGGCACCATTTACAATTTCGTGACTAT